GCAAATAATTTCGCTGTTGCGACAACTGCTGGTGGTTATTCGGCCGTTAATATTACGACTAATAGTAAAGCAGAGGGTGGGTCAGAAGAAGAAACTATTAATTCTATAAGATTTAATGCTCCTAGGCACTATAGTACTCAAAATCGAGCAGTAACAACGGACGATTATAAAAGAATAATATTAAGAGATTATCCGTTAGCAGAATCAATAGTTGTATATGGCGGAGAAGATGCAGATCCACCAGAATATGGGAAGGTTTTTATAGGCATAAAACCTAAATCAGGACTTTATTTAACTGATTCGATAAAAAATCATATTAAAACCAATATTATTAAAAAATATAACGTTGCGTCTATAACGCCTGAGTTTGTTGATTTAGATTATATCTATATTTTATTAACAACAACTGTTAATTTTGATTCTCGAAAAACAATAAAAACTTCACAAACATTAAGAAGTGGTATTATAAGGTCTATACAATCATATGTTTCTGAGGACCTTTATAAATTCGAACAGACATTTAGACTGTCAAAATTACAAACAAAAATTGACAGTACTGATTTTTCTATATTAGGTAATGATTGTGCTATTAGATTGAGAAAAACAATAACTCCAATATTGAATACTTCATCAACATATATTTTAAACTATAATAATCCTATTAGTCATCCTCACTTGAATCATTCTGCTACTATATCTTCTACTTCATTTACTATTACAGATGACCAAAATGTTTTAAGACAGGGCTGTAGAATAAAAGATTTTAATGGTGTGCTAAAAATCTATAGAATAAATTCTGAAGGAACTGAATTGTTTGTTAGAGATAATATTGGTACAGTTAATTATATAACTGGAAAACTAATATTAAATGCTTTTGATCCTTTTTCATATATTGGTAATGAAATTAGCATAATAATGATACCAGTTTTAAGTGATGTTTTATCTTTGAGGGCGCAATTAATTACAATTCAAGAAATGGATATTAATTTGAAAATGAATGATGTTTCCACAGTTATTGACCAAACTCAAGTTATTACTACTGATTCCGCAACAACTCAAACTACAATAGTGAATTATTAATATGTCAGAATACGATTTCTTAAAAGACGAAGATAATATTAAATTAGTGGGTAAAATATCTAATTTAATAGATACTCAATTACCAGATTTCGTTAAAGAAGAAGGTCCAATTTTTTCTGAGTTTTTAAAACTTTATTATAGATGGATGGAATCACATGAATTAACTATTTCAATGGTGATTCAAGACGAGTATCATTTTAATTTAGAGTCTGAACAAGGTAGTTTTATTTTAGAAACGTCTGATGACTTATTACTGGAGGGAAATAGAAATTCTAGTAGCGCCTATGATTTAAACGAAACAATAACTGGTTTAAGTTCAGGTGCTACGGGTAGGGTTGATAGAAACACTAATACGGCGTCAAGTAAAATTTATGTAACAAATGTAACAAAATTAGATTTTGAAGTAGGCGAAATAATAAAAGGATCGAATAATCGCACAATTGGTACTGTAATTAGTTTTGAAAAAAATCCCCTTTTCGCATCAAGAACATTATTAAAATCAAGAGATATCGATAGTGTTACATCATCTATGTTGGATAATTTTACTAAAGAATTTTTAGTAAACTTTCCCATGAAGCTACGTGCAGATAAATCTCGTTTAATAAAACATATATCTAATGTTTACAGATCAAAAGGAACAAGTGCTTCATACGATTTTTTATTTAAGTCTTTATATGATACACAAGCTCTTACTTTTTATACCCCAAAAATAGACATACTTAAGCCTTCTTCTGGTAATTGGCAACAAGATCAATCTATTAGAATTATTACTTCAGATCCCGTATCATCATTTGAAAGCCATTCTATTACAGGAAGTCGATCTGGTGCATTTGGAATTGTAAATCGTGTTTTGAAATTTGCGGCTGGTGTTTTTGATGTAATGGAATTGTTTTTAACCGACCAAAGTGGAACATTTATTGTAGGCGAAGAAATTATTTCAAATGATGTTGATGGAGTGTATGGTACAGGTGTATCACAAGGATTAATAACTGAAATTATCATTTCTTCAGCAGGATCGAACTATAAAATAGGCCAAAAACTCACAATCACTGGTGGAGGGGGCGTTGAAGCAAAAGCAAAAATATCAACTATTGGTGCTGGTTCATTAACTCATTTTACTGTGTTTGATGGTGGAGACGGATATGTTGAAAATAAAACGTTGACTGTAAATAATTTTGCTACATTGGGAAGTGGTTTTGATGGTAAAGTTAAAGATATCATTGATACTTTTACATTTTCGAAAAATGAAGACATAATAGGAAATTTTTCATCAGTTTTTTTAAATGATCCTGAATATGAATTGAGTGGAAATACTGGATCAAATATAAGTGATAAATTGATTGATGCGTTGGGTTTTTCTAAACTAGATGCGGGACACATTTCTAGTATACAAACAACCGGATCAGGTACCGGGTATGAGGCTATTCCTGCGATATCAATTGTAGAGCCCACCACTGAAGAATTTACAGAAGCGGCTGTTCAAATTTTAAATTTAAATGCCGATCCTGATGACCATAGTTTAACAACTGCAATTACAGATTTTTTTGTTCCTGGAGAAAAAATTACTTCAAACAGTGGAAATAAAATAGGTACATTTTTTGGCGAAGTTACTTCTCAATCTAGTATTGCCGATCCTTCTAGGATGAGAGTAAAGACTATAAAATTTCTAGATGAACTAGTAACTCGAAAGATTCCTGCAGATCAAAGAAATGATATACTTGTAAACAATTCTTCTTATTTAACATCTTCACAGCCATCAGTATATCATTTACGATTTGTCTCTGGGGGATCATCCCTTATTAATACAATAAAATATAGACGGGGTATTGATTCTAGAGAATTGTTTAATAGTGCTAACAATAATTTAACATGTGATTGGTATCCTTCATCAGGCGGAATAGAAATAACGGGTGGTTATCAGACATTAAATTTTGGTATAACAAGCATTACACGTTCCAGTACGACCGCAACAGTGATCACATATGGGAAACATGGTTTAGTTGATGGTCAAATAGTTGCTATTAAAGGAGCAGATCAATTAGAATATAATAAGAACGCAACAATTGCACTAGCAAATACAACTGTTTTTACGTATACTGTAAACGGTTCTCCAGTAACTCCTGCAACCGGAACTATTACATATGATGAAAATATTTCTGTAAAATTTACATTGCCTTTTGGTCATAGTGTTGATGATGAATATGCTTTTTCTTCTGTTGATTTTGCTTCAAATGACATTATTACTGGTTCCAAATCGGGAGCGGTTGCAACTGTAAATACAGGTGTTGCTTTTTCTTCCGGGGGAGATTTAGGAAATAATGCAATTATTGGTGTTTCTGCCGCTGATGTTGGTAGCGGTTCTATTAAATCAATAATAATTCAAGATCCTGGAATTGGGTTTACATCTTCTCCTCAAGTATCATTGCCTGGTCTTGGTGAAGAAAATGCGGTTTTAACTGCAAGAATTGGTGCGCAGAGAAAAGAAGAGGGAATATATCTTGATGAAAATGGGCAATTAAGTTCTAATAAAAAACTCATTGATAGTGATTTTTATCAAGACTATTCTTATTCTTTAATTGTAAATAAACAACTCAACGACTATCAAGAAATAATTTTTAAATTATTACATCCTACGGGAACAAAACTTTTTGGAGAATTTACACCAGAACTCGTTGAACTGAATGTTGGTTTTGATAATAAATTAAAATATGAAGGCGGAGATTTTGCGATAAAAGAAGATGATGATGATATTTTGTTAGAAGAATCTTCCGATCCAAAACATGAAATTATATTTAATAATAATCAAAATTTATCTTTAGGATTAATTTCTTTAACGGGTGGATCTAATATATTACAAGGAACAGTAAATGCTTATATGACTCTAGATTCTGGAGGAATTCTTATATTAGAAGATAGTGTAAAATTAGCATTTAATAATCCAATAGCTACTGATTTCGGACTAACCTATGCTGAGGGAGACCAAGTAATTATTGACAATGAACAATCTTTTGAAATTTCTTATGGAGAATTAAGATTAGAAAATTATTTAGCAGGAACAATATCATCATCATCAACAAATGTTATTTCTATTATAGGAATGGGTGCAACTTATCCCCAAACTACAACGATACCAAATGATTTTAATGCTAGTGCTAATTTTATATCAAATAGTATAGTTACACAAGTAAGAGCCGCATCGAATGAATTGGTAACAGGGATTGTGCTTAAACATGAATTAGATGCATCAAATAATAATATATTAATTTTACATTCTTGTAATGGTCAATTTGACATTTCAAGCAACGCAAATTCTACAGTTGGTAATACTTCATTACTTGATATAACAACATATAATATGATTTTAGAAGGAACTTCTGCTGATTTGATAGGCGATCTTGTATTGGAAGAAGATGGAGTATCAATTATTGCATTAGAAGATAGTATATATCGAAATGCTGATCTAATTACAACTGCATCATTTCAATATATTAAATCAAATGTGATTTTTGGTATATCGACAGATTTTCAGGCAGATTTTAGAATAAATGATAGGATTAAACCATCATCAACTTTGCAACTTGCAGAAGTAATTGAAATAATTAATTCTACATGTTTAGTGGGAAATACTGCAATAAGTACGGATATTTCTTTTAATTTTATGTCTGAATCAAGTGAATTTTTTATTACAGAAAATAGTGATAAGTTTGTTTTAAATAATATCGATCCTACGTCTACTAAATTCGATAATGATGATATACTGCATTATAATTTGCTTGAATCTACAGTAAGAGGGACAACCAATACGAATGGTATTTTATCAGGAAATACTAATTTAGAAGGACAAAATTCTGTTTTTGGTGAAGATTTATTGGTAAATGATATTATTACAGTGTCTTCTGATGAGTTATTTAAAGCAAAAATTTTATCAATAACGGATCAAACTTTAACTTTAAATAGAGCAATAGGTGATGGAACAACTGACCAAACTGTAACCTTACATACTTTAAGAAATTTTGATCTAGAAAGAAACGAAGGTACAATATCTTTNTCGAATCCTTATGATGGTTCAAATAATTTCATGAATTTGTCTATTAATTCAAGTTCTACGGGACTGATGCTTCTTGAAGATGGAATTGGTACTGCTAATGCGGGATACTCTGGAAACACCTCAAACGAGGGTAGTTTTAAATTTGAAATACTATCAACATTTAATAATCAAACATCTAAATTTATACAAGCATAAAAACTTTTTATTGATATAAATACATATATGGCTAGACTAGTAACGACAAAATTTAAAATACACAACGCAGAGCAATTTATTGAGTCTCTTAGTGAAACTTCAGCAACAAATTTATATTTGTTTATAGGAAAAGTTCAGGAGTGGGATGATGAAACCAATCCACCTGCACCTAATGAAGCTGTAGCGAACACTTTATATAGTTATTGGGATCAGATGATTGCCGCAAAAAAGGTTACTCCTGCAGATGTTAAACATGTTATTGCAAGGATAAATTGGGAATCAAATACTTCATATACTGCTTATACTCATACAAATCCAGACCAATTATCAAATAATTTTTATGTTGTCACAGAAGACTTAAATGTATATAAGTGTTTACAAAATAATTTATCAAATGGTACTTCAACAATTCAACCAACTGGTACTGGTACAGCGGTTATTGAAATTGCCGATGGGTATAAGTGGAAATACATGTATACAGTTACGTCTCAGGATACTTTAAAATTTGTAACGGCTGATTATATTCCTGTACAAAAAAGTATAGATGCTAGACAATCCGCAATCGAAGATGCTACTGTTGATGGGCAAATAGATATTATTAATAAAACTGCGAATGGTTATTTTAACGCTGAATTTACTGCTGGTCCTATAAATTCAGCTGGTGATGATCAAGATTTTATTATTGGTGAAGTGTTGCATGGTCAAACATCCAATCAATATGGATCTCTTATCAGTTTTGTTTCAGCGGCAAATAGTTTAATTTATGATATTAGTGCAGGAAACACGAAATTTACTGTTGGTGAAATTGTGTTAGGGGAATCTTCTAATTCTAGAGCAACAATTTCTGTCGAGCCCGCATCAACATATAAATTTGATACTGGATTTTTTGCAAGTGTAACTAATTCCACCGTAATGCAATTATCATCGGGTGCAAATAATACACTAAATGATCTATATGTAAATTCAACAATTTTTATAGTAAATAATGCGGGACAGGGTGAACAAACTACTATCACTCAGTATGATGCCTTGCTTCAGAGAATAACTGTTTCACCTGCTTTTAGTGTTACACCAAATACTGTTTCCGGTTATGAAGTAACTCCGTCTATTACATTAAATGGGGATGGATCATTGTTTAAAGGGAGAGCGAGAGGAACTGAGTTACTGGGTGTAACTGAAATAGTTGTTACTCAATCAGGATTAAATTATACAGTAGCGGAAGCAACTATTTATGCTAATTCGAGTCATGGAGCAGGGGCAAATGCCACAGTTATTATTGGACCAATTGGTGGACATGGAATAAATGCTATTGAAGAATTAGGTGGAAATAGAATTTTGATTGATACTCGCATTTCCGGTAATGAATCGGGGAGATTTACAACATCTAATGATTATAGACAAGTTGGTTTATTGAGAGACCCCCTACAAACTGCAAATACTCTTGCGTTTTTTACAGATTCATTATCTGATCAATCTACCACTTTATTTTTAGGAAGCGTTGCGGGTGATTTTCAACCAAACGAAAAAGTTTATACGGGATCGACTTTAGCAACTAGTACAGCTAATGGTGTTGTTGTTGATTTTCTAAATACTACAACACTAAGAATAAATGAAGTAAAGGGCAGTTTTGAAGACAGCAATGTTGTGACTGGTGCAAACACAAGTTCAACAGGAACCATTTCAGCAGATGGTGTCATTCAACCCGAAATGAAATTATATAGTGGAGATGTGCTTTATATTGAAAATAGAGCTAAAATTACTAGACTACAAAATCAAGTAGAAGATTTTAAGATTGTATTGGAGTTTTAACGAATGCCTAAATTAACACAAGATTTTAACATATCACCTTATTATGATGATTTTGATGAATCAACTAATTTTCATAAAATACTATATCGGCCTGGCTATTCTGTACAGGCGAGAGAATTAAATCAGATACAGTCTATTCTGCAAACTCAATTAGAGAAAGTAGGAGATAGTATCTATCAAGATGGTTCTAAAATTTTGGGCGCAGAGTTAATTTTAAATAATAAAATCAATTCTTTAAAATTGACTCCATTATATTCTGGTGTTGCTATTATATCCTCTAATTTTAACGGTAGAATTATTCAAGGTCAAACATCTGGTGCAAAAGCAGAAGTCGTAACCAGTAAACAGTTTTCGACTGACAATTTAGACGTTTTAATGATAAATTATGTTGACAATATTGCATTTTTAGACAATGAAACGATTTCTACAGTTGATGCAGGAACAGTCTTTTTTGCGACTGTGGCCGGAAGTGCTGATGGATTGGATGAATCGACAGATATTACATCTCTGGCTTCTGGTGCGGGTTCTGTTATTAGTATTAATGAGGGATTATTTTATATTGGTGGTTATTTTGTACGAACTCCTTTTCAAAATCTCATTTTAGATATTGAAAATGACAATCCTTCCATAAGAATAGGATTAACGATTGTAGAAAATATCATTTCCAGTATTGAAGATTCCTCGCTTTTAGATAATGCGATAGGGACTCCTAATTATACTGCACCTGGGGCAAATAGATACAAAATTGAACTGGTGTTATCAACAAAAGAGTATTTCGAATCGGGTAAGACAATAAATTCGTCCGGTGTTACGTTTGCCATTAACACAAAAGATAATAGATCGGGGATAGTAAGTATATCAACAACGACTGATCATAATTTATCTATTGGTGATGTTGTAGTTGTGTCAGGTATATCTGAATTAGAATATAATGGAAAACACACAATTTCAGCAATCGGATCTACTACAGAATTTTCTTATTTGATACAGGGTAGTCCATCAACCCCTGCTACTGGAACTCCTGTATATATAACAGGTGTGATTGATCCCATTGCTAGAAGTTCGGATATTAATTTTATTGAACTATTAAGATTAGAAAATGGTGAAAAAATAGAAGAAATAAAATTTCCCATAATGGGAAATCTTGAAAAGGTTTTAGCAAGAAGAACATTTGATGCTTCTGGTGATTTTACGGTTAAACCATTTGTACTTGATGTTATTGATCATAAAATCGGAGGAACAGCAAGTGACAGAACATCAACAAATGCAAGTTCGATTA